TTATTAAAGGTATCCTCATCTGCTTTCTGACCGTTCGTTATGATTTTCTGAAGCTCTTGACCTTGATTCTTCTGATAGGCTGCGGTAGCATTCTTTCTGTCCAACTGGCGTATATATTTGGGGTAAAGATCGTTGATGGTGGCAAAAGTCATCTGCATCATTGTTCTTTTGGCTGCATAAACAAATACGTTACTGTATCCTCGATTGGATATAAATTTCAATTGTCCATTTCTTTTTCTATAGTTAACTGCATAAAAGGCGGCATTCACACCGGTGTTTGCCAGCCCCTTACCAATATTTATCGTTAAATTAGAAAATGTAGAGCTTATAAAACTCATATTACATCATATTTGCATTAAAATCTTGAACTACATCTAACAAGGCGGTTGCTAATTCTTGTTTTACGTTTGTTATTGCCGCAACTTGTCTATCATCTGTCATATCAATTGTTTGATGATCCACGCGCATTAGATTTTCAATTCGTACTATCAGTTGTTTAGGAGCTGCATTATAATTATTATGACTCCTATATTGAGACTGGTCGGCTCCATTATGAAGGCTGGAAGCTAAATCTTGCTCTTTGTTACCGGTCGTAGGGTCCCACTTAAATGTATCCTTAGCATTTTTAGGGGTGTAAATTTTCCCACTTTTATCTACCCACTGTGGAGTAGCGTATGGAGCTATCGTTTTAGCTATATATTGTGCCCCATCAAAAATTGCTTTATCACCTTCTTTCTGTGGACCATAAAAACCACCTGTAGGAAGTTCGTACCCATTTTTAAGTATATTTTGGAAAGAAGATCTATTTATAAATGGGGCAAAAAGTGGTTTGTATTTAATATCAAGTTCATTGTAAAAGGCTAAAATATCATCAAATGTTTTTGTGATATGACCAGAAATTTCTTTAACATTAGACTTTTCAGGTAATCCAAATTTAGAAGGGTTATTGTAAATATCCTGTACATACTTCAACCATCCTTCGGTTCCAAATAGGCCAGCTTTAGTATCAAACAAAAGTCCGAAACGATTTTGTAATACAGTTTGGATCTTCATTGGATCAATAGTCTTCCCTGCATCGGCATCTTTTAGCACAGAAGCAAAATCATTCCATGTGTTTATTGTATTTTGCATAATTTGCATAAGGTGCCGGATATATGCTTGTGAACGATGTACATCACCTTCTGTCATCTCGTCATGGAATGTTTCTGTATCAATCCAGTCCCATTGAGAATCCCAACTATTCATCTTAGGTATAAAACGCTCTGCTGCATTATCTAATATTCTTGATAAATCTTCTGGACTATTAGCAGACACAGCATTATGCAAAAGATATTTGCTCAAAGCCATATTCTCTTTAGAGTTATGGTCTGCTAATTGAGCCAACATCATTTGGACGGCTACTTGTTCACTTATATCTCCGTTTCTTGCAAAAATATTAGTATTGGTTCCACTTAAAGTACGGCCATGTAACTCATACGCGTAATAATTTTCTCCGTTCAAACCTTTTTTGACAGTCTGTTTCATTCCCAGTGCACTGGACAATGACTGGAAGGCTTTATCTACACCTGTCCATTGGTCTGCGGCTTCTAATCGTTGTAGTAATTCCGGATCTCGACCTGCGGCTGTGTCAAAGAATTTGGTCTGGTCGTCTACACTTTGTTTTGGACCATTCTTTTCCATCCAGTAACGATGCCATAATTCGGCAGACTGGGCAATACGCTCGTTTTGGGTTAATAATTCATTATTGAAAATACGCATATTCCCAATCATTAAGGCATCTGGGTCGGACAGATTTAACTTGTCAATATTCAAATTACGATAGCTTTGTGCCCATGCTTCATTGGCTTGACGAGCAGCTTCTGTTATTTTATATGCGTCATAAATTTTATAACCTATATAAGTGATAGCTCCTGCTGCCATTATTCCCCAACCAATTGGATTAGTTAAGAAAAAACGTGCAATCCCTTTTATTGATCCCCATAATGTTGTATTGCCTATTTCTGTGAGGGTATTTATAGTCTTATTACTACTATTTGCTACAACATTACCGACTGTGTTTCCTCCAACAAACCATTGTTTAATTTTACTTCCACCATGTAGTAAACCTCCACCTAACGCATTGAAAATAGCCTGTCCCTTACTTAAATTATGGCGGCTTTTTTCTATATTATATATACGTACCATATAAGTAAGTGCGGTAAATAGCGGTTTTAAAAAGAATTTAGACAACCAATCTCCCATAAACAATCCACGAATCATTAATGTCGTACTCCATATACTTTGAACTACGCCTGCTGCAATTCCTAACGACATTTGGATTCTTATAAAATATTGAAGAACGGTCTTCCCCCAATTTGGTATCCAGTTCCAGACAGTCATAATGCCTTTAAACACATCAACAACAACATTCACAATTTTCAAGAACATGTCCATTGCATTTCTCAATGCAGTTGCAAATTCTGTGGATTTCATTAACTCAATCATGCGTTGCAGGAAGTCTCGGATTACTCCTTGCATTTGTTCAAACCCTTGCATTCCCGTTTCTGTAAATGCAGAAGTCATCTGATACCAAAGACCTTGTATAGTGTTTTTCTTTTCATCAGCTAGGTCGGATGCCAGGTTCATTGAATGCCGATTAAGTTCTGCGGTTTTTTGCACATCTTCTACATTATTTATCAAAGCTAATGCACCCGGAGCCGCGGTAACTCGGAACATCTTATTAATTAATGTTGTGAAGTCACCGGAACTCATGCTTTGTTGTTTTTTGTGCAAATCACTCAAAATATCAGTAAGATTCCGGAGATTGCCATTTTTATCTTTGGGACTAATACCTAGCATATTCCACGCTTCTTGCCCTTTCTTTGTAGGGTTCATCATGTTTAGCAACATCATGCGTAATGTTGTACCTGCATGGGAGCCTTTTAAACCGGCATTACCTAATACGCCCAAAGCCGCTGAAGCTGTTTCAAAATCTAACCCGGATTGATGAGCTACTGTACCTGCATACTTAAATGACTCAGCTAATTCTAACAATGTTGTATTTGTTTTTGTGAACGTCATTGTAAGAATGTCAGCTGTGTTATCCATTTGTTTTGCTGGGATTTCATAAGCGGTCATGATGTTTGTTACAACATCTGCTGTTTCTCCCAAGTCTGTATCACCTACAAGTGCAATATCTGATATAGGCCGGATGGCATGTTTTATTTGGTCTACATCATACCCTGCCATAGCTAAGAATTTTCCAGCTGATGCAACTTGTGGGGCTGTATATTTAGTCTCAACACCGACTTGCCGCATGAGTTGGTTCATTTCATTAAAACGCCCCTCAAATCCCACTTTTTTATCATGAGTCTGGAGGATATTTTTTGTCGTTTTAGCTATATTATCATAGGTAGAAGCATCTCTAAATACAGAAGTTACCCCAGACATTAAAGAGCTAAGCCCATAGGCAATTCCCATACCCTTAATCATTTCGCCTGCAACATTTGTTCCGGTATTTGCGTATGTCGGTCCTAATACTTGCCGAGTAGAAGGGTATAAATAGGTACTACGTCCTGCTCCAATCTGCTGTACTCTTGAAGCAGGAGTATTACTCTTAGTTATGCCACCAGCAACAGCTTTGGATGCTCCAGCTGCACTTGCCGTGATAGTTATTTTACTATTTGACTTAATCTGTTCAATTTTTTGTATTAGTCGATCAAGACTGTTTATAGCTTTGTCTACATTAGCTTTGGGTTTTATTTCCCTACCATTAATTGTATTAATGGCTTTATTCAACTTTTCTATGCTGGAAGCTGAATATGCAGGTTTGCCCATTACCCCATTTAGTGCAGTCTTTGCCTGTGATTTTATATTATTGAGTTTAGTTAAGACGCGTTCTAAACCAGCTTCAGCTGCACTTGTATTGATTTGTATGTTTATAGGTTTGGTCTTAATAGAGGCTAATGCTGAATTAACCTTGCCGATGCTTTTTGCAACAACGTCAAATCGTTTTGTTAATGCTTCCATTTCAGCTGTGGCCTGCTGAAATTTACGTATAGACTCTAAAGCTGGATTAGAGTTAACGTTTATCTGATAATTAACAATATAGTTTTCTGCCATCTTTTTGTATTTTGATTTTCTAAAGAATAGCGGTTTGATACCCTGAAAGATTGAAAAAGCCCCTTATCCGATAAAGGATAAAGGGCTACGTAGAAAAAACGAGTAATAAGACACTTTACGCAAGCATTCCAAGTGCACTTGCTTGTTGAGTTATGAGCATTTTGCTGTGGAGCCATACGGCATCTTCAGAAAGCATTGCAAATTCTTCATCGTTTAACTCATCAAGTTTTACGCTGGGAAAATAATGACGGATAAATATCAGTCTATGACGAATAAGTTGATCGTCTTTTACTTCCCAGCTTTTGATAAATTTACGAGTTTTCCTTTGCGCAACTCGATAATTTGAGCCAAATGTGGCATCAAGCCATAGATGAACAAGGAATCATCTTTAATCAGTTCTTTATCGCCATCGACAAAACAATCTTTTGCCAATTCTCTCATGGCACCGGCCTGATCCTTCTGGGAGAGGGACAAGTATTTACTGAATGCCGGGAAAGGTGGCTGTTTAAAATAACCGATATAATATGGCTTTTCGCCTTCATCTTCATCTCCTTCTACCAAAATCGGGAATACACGTTTTAGTTTGGGGTCCGAATCTTTCAGCTCTTTTACTTTCTTTTCGATCTCGGTCTGAATCTTTTCAGACAAGAGGATGTCTTCGTTTACATTTTCCATTATAATTATGATTATTGATGTTTATCCAAGAATAGAAGTTATAATGCTGGTAGGTTGTGTGTGAATGCAAATAAAATGTTAAATATATACTCTCTGCGTAATTTTTCTTTGATAGATCAAATAAATCTATTACTTTTACAACATATAAAAACAACGCTTTACTTTCTTGTAAGGAAATTAGCCACTTATGAGTGGCTTTTATTATTTTTATAAGAGATTTTGTTATATGAAACGAGCATTGAACATAGAAGAACAGATAAATAAACTCAAAGAACATGGTATGGTCTTTGAGGACGAAGAGAAAGCAAAGGAGATTTTGCTAGATGTGGGATATTATAGATTGGGATTCTATTCTTTTCCATTTGAAAAGACTTTCCCCAGTTTAAGGAATCGTAACCATAAACTGTGTGAAGGTACTTCTTTTAAGGAAATTGTGGATCTATATTATTTCGATTATGATTTGAGAAGGGTTCTATTGAACGCATTAAATAGAATAGAAGTCAATATTCGCACAACTATCACATATATTGTATCAAATCATTATAAAAATTCTCCTACATGGTTTGTAGACCCTGCAATTATGCTTTCGTCTTTTATCAATACATTTGATGATATGGTATATGCACAGATTTCTAAGAATCCGGTAATTCAGCGTCATCATAAAACTCACATAAATGACCGATATGCACCTGCGTGGAAGACATTGGAATTTATGACAATCGGCAATGTTTGCATGTTGTACAAAAGTTTGCGAGATAAAGGTGTTCAATTACAGATAGCAAACAAATACGGTTGTACAATAGGCATATTTAAGAATTATCTTGAAACAATTATGTTTATCAGAAACAAATGTGCGCATGGTAGTTGTTTATATAATATCACATTGCCATTGGGCGTAAAGGTGCGTCCAGCAAATATCGACAATCAATCTCGGCAATATGTTAGTGGCATTATTGGTGTTATTGATTACATACTTGGTAAAATATCAATAAATAGGCAAAAAGAACTTGAACAAGACATAAATCATTTGGTAAACTTCAAAAGAAGTGATAAAACAGACGAAATAATTAAAAATTGCTCAAAAATACACTTACTGAATTTTGTGGATTGGAGATAAAACGTTATTTTTGCAACGTAAAAAGTGCATATTTGGGTTTAGTCGCCAATTCTGCACTCTAAAACGGATAATAAAGGGGATGTGTTAACACATCCCCTTTTTCATTTAATCTATAATGCAAAAAGCGAGCCGTTTTCAACTCGCTTTTCAAAACAATATTATTATACTAGAAGTTATAACCAAGAACTAGTTCCTTCTCCTGTGATAATATCAAAAGGATTCAAATTGAATTCCTTTGTAATATTTGTATCATCCTGTTTACTTTCCATTCCGTCCTCGTTAAAGAGACATCCTTTCAATGTTACAGTTTCAGCAGTCCAGTCTTCACCGGCATAAGCATTGGTAAACGAGATGATTAAGTCAAATTCTCCCAAATCCATTAAAGAACCAGCCAATGCTCGGAGCTGGGAAACAGTGTTGTAATCCATTGTAATGGAGGCTGTGCAGGTTTTATTGCCAAACCCACGATTGATAGCATTTCCTCCAATACCGTAGTTATTTTCAACTTTACGAGTCTTGTTCCATTTGATTTCAGAAACTCCTTGCATGATGGTGGAATCTTCTGAAATATCCAACGCTGGTATGGAAATACGGATCATAGACCAGCTATACGCTACATTGTTAATTATTGCCATCTTGTTAATTATTTATTGGTTAATGCCAACCCTTCGATTACCTCAATACGAGAGGCTACACCTACCGGAACAAGTGAGTATTTAATGATCAGTGTATCATTCTTTAATACATTTTGATTTTTATCAATTGTTACAGAAAAACCTGAAATTTCTTCATTATTCTGCATGGTTGTAAGGATGTCAGAAACAATGTTTTGAAACATCGTAATCTTGGCGGAAGACAGGTATCCAGTGCTGGGGTCTACTTTCAACGGAGAGTTGACATAAGGCAATAATGCGTTGCGTACAGCACGTCTTGACTTATGGATTGTACGGTTTCTGGCAACTGTTCGGTAATCACCGTTTGAACATGTCTGGTCTTTAGAGAAGAAAACTCCGCTTTCCAAGCCAGAATATTTGCACAAGAAGACATATCCCTTGTCATCCAGATTATCCAATTGGATTTTATTCAGAGATGAGTACTTTAATGTACTGGTCAACTTGTTCTCACTATTTAAAGTAACGTCTCCAAATCCCATTTCAATATCCGGGAAATAACCAATTAAATTGAATTTATTTACCCATGCAAATGATTCTTGTACGCTTGCTGAAGCAATACATCCGAGTGCAGCTCCAATATTTCCTACAGGAGTAAGGTTGGAGTTAGCAAGCTGCATGGCCGATACATCTGCATCCAAGCCTTGTCCGAGCAATACACTGACAAACCGGGCATCAATCATACATGTAGGGATTTTACCCAGTTCTACTTTTTTTACAGATTCTTCAGCTGTTGCAATTACTGCGGAGTTAGCGCATAACAAGATTGATAAAGGAGCATTTTCATCGGCTAAAGATGCTGCTTTAGATTGCAAATCTGTTACCAGGTCAATACTATATGTTTCCGCTTCCGGGTCTGTTTGTTTCCACAACGATTGTTCAGTCCAAACTCCAAGTTGATTGATCATACCATGTGCTGCACGTTGCATTTGTTCTATAGCATTCCAATCAGTACTACAGTCTGCAAACATGATAAATAAACGCCCTGTGCTTCCCTGTATTCCAAAGAAATGATTGATATGATAATAAGGAATTCCAAATAGCAAATCCTTTTCAGTGTCACCAGAGTATGCGGTAATGCCAAGTTCTTTCAAATCATCCATAGAATTGATTTCAATAACATTACCTTGTAATTTGTCTTTTACGGCCAAACCAGCACCTTCTTCAAAGAATTTAGCTTGTTTGGAAATATCAAACAACAAGCCTGTGACTTTTTCAGTTGAGGTTGTAGAGCTTGTTCCAATGTTTCCATCGGTATCACTCATAAAAACGCCACCTAATGCCATATTTGTAAATTTTATTGTTTGTAATACGGATTTTGATAAAGAATAGCATCCTTTACCCAATTAGGTTGTGTATCCTCGGTAAACACACCGCCTTTAGAATCAATGTACAATGCAGGATAATTGGGATACTTCTGTAACAGTTCTTTTACAAATTCTGGAATATCGACTTTTTTCTCTGCTTTGTCCTTTTGGGGGGAGGG